GGGCAAGCGCCGGGACGTGTGGCTGGAGGTCCTGCTTGGGCTGCACGACTGGAGCGAAGGCAGTGAGGAAGGATTCCAGATCGCGCATGAGTGGAGCCAGAACGAGCCTGGCTACGAGTCCGAGGGTGATGTCCGCAAACGCTGGCTGTCATTCAAGGGCACCACGGGCAGGGTCGGCAAGACAATCGCTACGGTGATCTTCCATGCCAAGGCCGGAGGCTGGAGGCACCCCGAGGAACCCGAGCCCGAGCAGCCAGCCCCGACCGGCCGGCAGATGCCCGAGGATGTTGACGCGGGGGTCGTGGACGAGGACACGCCCTATTCAACCCGGGTTGCCAACTCCATCAACAGCGTGCGCAAGGCCGCGGTCGAGGCAGCCCAGGCAGCGGGCAAGAACCGCGCTGGCACGAAGGACATGGAGAAGATCCTCACCGACCAGTTCGTCTATGTGAAGAACCAGGACACCTACTACTCGCACCTGTCCCGAGACCTGTACACCAAGGAAAGCATCCGGGACATCTTCACCCCGGACATGCCACGCAACAAGAGCGGCGTGCCGCTGGACCCGTGCGATGTCTTGCGCCGGTCCCCGAAGAAAGTCGTCGTAGATTCCCTGGGGTTCCATCCTGGCGCTGGCACCACCTACACCGAGGGCGGCAAGGACTACGTGAACAAGTACGTCCAGCCCGCGCCGGAGCTGGTGCCGACGATCCAGGAGGCGCGGCTGTTCGCGGACTTCGTGGACTACCTGTTCCCCCGCCCCGAAGACCAGACGTTTAAGAAGTACTGGCTGCAGTTCCTGGCCCACGCAGTCCAGAAGCCCGGCGTGAAGATCGCCACGGCACTGCTGTTCATCTCCGAGAAGTACGGCATCGGCAAGTCCACCGCGGCCTACGAGATCCCGCGGCTGCTGGTGGGTGTGGATAACGCCCACCTGGTAACCAACAAGATCCTGGAGCGCCCGTTCACCGGCTACCTGGGGAACGCCCACCTGATTCATCTTCAGGAAGTGCACGTCAACGGCCACTGGAACGCGAGCGCAATCGCCAACCAGCTCAAAGGCATCGTGACTGACTCAGTGGTCAACGTGCACTGCAAGGGCAAGGATGATTACGACATCCCCAACCGCCTGCTGGTGACAGCGACTTCCAACTACACCGACGCCATGTACATCACCAGCCGGCAGGACCGACGCTGGGGGGTCTTCGAGCTGGTGCCGGCGCGGGGTTACACCCCCGAGGAACACCGTACCTATTTCAACAAGATCCATCACTTCCTGGGTGGCAGCCGCGCCGCGGGCGTGCTGCGATACCTGTTCGCCAGGGTGGACTTGGCGGGCTTCGAGCCGCATAACCCACCCCCGATGACCCTCGCCAAAGAGCGCATGGCGTTCCAATCACTGGCCGAGGAAGAGCAGCTGATCACAGACGCCTTTAATGCCCAGGAGCGCCCGTTCCACCGCGACCTGTTCTACATGGACGAGGTGCGGACCTTGATCCACAATGAGACCGGCAAGACAGCTTCATCACAGAAGGCAGCCAAATGGATTCACAAAGCAATCCCCGACGTGCAAAGGCTCCCCCTGGTCCGCGGTGCGAAGGGTCGCGTGATGGCAGCGCGAAATCTGCCGCAGTGGATCGGGGCTCCTACCAGCGCGATCCTCGCGGAGCTGGCCAAGTAAGCCGGCGTACCCGCTTGGGTGATATCGTCACCACCTGGGTCGAAGACGACATCGAGTGCATTACCCTTTCGACATCTCTGTGATCGCATCCTCAAGGACAGCGATCGTCTTCGCGGCGCGGTCCAGGTCACCCTGACGCGCCAGTGCCATATGGTCCGCCTGGATCCAGTTCAGGACAGGACCCAACCATTTCAAGAACGCACGCTGGAAAGCCATCAGCTTCAGGGAAGCGTCGTTACCGGTGCACACCATCCAACACATGGTTGAAACCGTAAGGTCCGGCCGGTTGAAGAACACCGCAGCCGCGAACGAGTCCAACGCAATCAGAAAGTTGTGACTATACGTGTTGCCCCAAGACATACTCAGTACCTCAGTAGTTCGTCCACATCAGGGTCCTTGGACCGCCCATCTTCGATCTCTTCCTGCGTCCGCATCGCCGCCTGACCCTGCCGCCGAAGATCCGTGGGCTTGATCCGATCCCCGGGATTTTTTGCGTTGTAGTCCTGGATCGCGGACATCACTGACTGCGGATCACTCGTGTTGTCCCACGCCCGCAGCAGCCGCTGCTTGCGATCGCTGGTGAAGTTCTTGTAATTGATCACTGCGCCCTGGCGCTGCTGCGCGTCGGCCACGTCCGAGGGCTTAAGGCCGATCGCCTGGTATGCCGCATCGAGCCCGCTGGCAGGCGTCAGCTGCCCGCCATTGCCTGCGCGCTTGCCCTCGGTGCCGTAAGCGTAGGCTTCCTGGAGATTGCGCAGCTGCTTGATCGGGATGATCTGCGCCAGTGCCCCGAACGCATCGCCACGGTCGATGGCCTTGCTGAAGCCGTCGATGTTCTCGGCAACCATCTGACCCATGGGGCCACCCAGCTGTTCGCCCAGGAATGCCATCTTGGTCTTGGTGTCCGAGTGCAGCAGATCCGGTGGGTTATGGAGGAACAAATCACTCAGCCCCATGCGCCCGGACAAGTCGAACCCGAGTAGGTGAGGAAGGCCGCCGCCCACCACGTCGGCGGCTTTGCTGCCCATAGCATCGGACAGGAAGTGCCGCACGGTGTTGTCGAAGTCATAGTAGTCGTCCTTGTCTCCGAACAACTGGTGCCACAGATACGCGGTAGCGCGCACCGGTTCGATCATGGCCCCGCCGATGACACCTGCGAAGATCCCCTGCCCGACCAGCAGGCCCGCCACAGTCTTGGCAGCCTCGGCTCGCGACTTGCTCTCCGCAAACACCATGTTCTTGACGTTCGAGTACAGCAGGTGGCGCATCCCCTGGACGTAAGTGCGGAACATCGTGACGGTGTTCGCACCGGGAACCTTCGCCAGCATCTTGCCGACACGAGTCTTGCTCTGCTGGCTGTAGTCCAAGTGAGTTGCCAGCACGAGGTCGCTCGCCTTCTGGATGTTCCCGTTGGTGTTCTCCAGACCAACCAGCGCAGTGGAGATACGGTTGTACACCTCGGCCATCTGCGGCATGACACGGGCGGCATCGAACACTCGTTGGACAGTGCGATTGCCGCCCTGCGCCTGGTGGCCCAGCTCCGCGGCGAACGTGGAGTTCAACACTCCGCGGTCAAGCATCGTCTTCAGGTGTGGCACGTACTTACCGAAGTCCTTGTGGCCCTTCAGGGAGTCGATGCCGTGCTGAACCATATCCTCGACATTGAAGTCGTGGAGCTTCGGATTCCATGCACGCCCAGCGGCACCCAGCGTTGGCTTGATCAGCGCCGCGGTCGCCCGGCCGAACGAGTCCAGCGCCCGGCCGTAGCCGAACTTCGCACCCGCAACGGGGAGTGCCGTCGTGAAGTTCTGCGTCAGATTGACGATCGTGTGTGCGGGGCTCGCCAGGTAGTTGGCGTACCCCATCTTCGCCATGACCGCGTTCACCGGATTCTTAAGGCCCGACTGGCTGACTTCCTGCGCCGTGCGCTTGCCGATCTCCTGCATGACCGCGCCGCGCTTGTACAGCGTCGTCTCGTCCGCCCCCCGGTCTTTCGTGGAGGCCCGCAGCTTGCCAAGCGCCTCACCCTGCTTGAAAGTCGTGGCGAGATTGGCGATGTTCCATGCACTGGACTGAACGTGCGCAGCGAAGTTGCGGCCCATCTCCTCGGGCTTCACGCCACCGAACCCCTGGCGGGCGAGCTTCGATGCGGCGTACTCGGAGCGGTGGGCGACCATCTGCACGAACGTGTTGCGCAGGGCGTCGGTCAGCGCCTGTGTCTCAGGCCCAGACCCCCGCCGCTCCAGCTTCGTCTGCGCCGCGGCGACCAGCGACTGCATACTGTGTGGCAGAGAGCCAGCCGTCTGGGATTCCAACAGCGTCGTCACAGGGTCCACGTCGTGGCCCTGCACCAGCAATCGCTGCTGTTCCATCTTGGCGCTTTCCCAGCTGGTATGGCGCGACAGGTACGTGCTCTTGCCCGAGACGTTCCACTTGCCCCCCAGCTCCGCGACGGTCGCCTTGGCATTCGGGCCGGTCGAGCGCACCAGATCCGCGTGGGCTTCCGCTTCTTGCTGGGTGTCGAAGTTCTTATCAACTTCAGGGTTGACTGAGACAACGTAGTCGCCCGTGCGCCCCAGGTGGAAGTAGTGGCCCTTGACTTGATTGAAGGCTGCCAGGTCCTGCAGCGCCGACTTCAATGCCTCGTTGCGGTCCCCCACATCGATCTGCTTGCCGGTGCCGATCAGGGAGTCGAAGTCACCCTTGGTGCGGGCGCTGTACAGCAATGCACGCTGGGCTTGCGGGATGTCCTTGTCAGTGAACGAGTCAAGACTCGCGTCCACGCCAGTCTTGCGCATCAGCCGCGCTTCCCATGCGTTGTGCGCTGACTCCCCCAGGAATACTGCCTGGGCACGGGGGTCGAGCGCGTGCCACCGGTTCTGGAAATCCGCGAACCGGTTCTTGAAGTTCGGCAGTTTCTGAGCAGCCTTGGTCTGTTCAGTGGCGTCCTTGGTCGGGTCGAACCCCCACTGCTGGGAGTCGATCTGCAGCTGCCCGAGCTTCTTGTCCACATCCTTCGGGAGCGCCTGGCGATCCAGCACCAGCTTTCGGGCGTGCTCCAGGATCTTGTTCTGGGCCTGCACGGCGTCCTTCTTGGTCTCGTCCCACTGGCGCAGCGGGTTGGTCTCGTCATCGCGGCCGAACCAGTGGGCGTTCGAGCGCACCATCTGGTCGGGCTTTTCGTCGGCCAGAACCAGCCGGCGCAGCGCGTGGATCGAACCGGTGCGCACGGCGCGGTACCACTGCCGGGCGTTGACCGCCACGGAGTGACCATAGGCGTCCCGCAGGCGGGCTTCGTTCTTCAGCGGGCGCGGGTCATCGTTCAAGCTGGCCAGTGAGTGCAGATCATGCACTGCAGCGTCCGCCTTCTCGGCCAGGAAGTGCGACTGCGCCTCCATGAGATTTTCGGTGTTGCGCATGATCGAGCCCAGGAGCGTGCCCTCGCCGGGGGTCTGCATCCCCAGCAGGCGCTTCAGGTTCTCGAACATCGCCTTGGCCAGTGTGTGGGCACCGTTCAAGAACCCTTCACCGGGCTGCTTGTACTTCTCCGAGCGGGCGATCAGCTCGCGGAACTTCGGGTTCGATGCCGCCTCGGCGTGCATCTCAGCCGGGTTCATCAGGCCGTACAGGGCCTGCGCGTACTTCTCAGGCTTGGGGCCTTTCTTGTTGAAGTAGTCGATGTGTGACTGGATCAGGTCATGACCGTACTGGGCCTTCAGCCGGTCGATCAAGATCTGGCGCAGGTTCTTCGCCTCGCGCACGTAGGGGTGATCCCGGTTACCCACGATCAGATGGTACGTCGCCGCGTGCGTGGCTTCGTGCAGCAGCGTGTGGGTCATGCGCGCTTCGTTGTAGCCCTTCACACCCAACTGGATCAGGTTATGGCTCAGCTCGAACTGCCCCGCCCGCTCCGACATTTCCTTGCCCGTGGTGGTGTTGCGCACCACGTCTACCGGACGGATCTTGGTCTGCTCCGGGGTGTGCAGGGCAATCTTCTGAATGAAGCTCTTCAGGTCCGCGTCATCCGTCTGCCCCGCCATTACCTGCAGAACGTGCTTGGCATCCCACTCGCGCTTGAGCGCCGCGCCTTCGCGTAGCTTGTTGTATACACCGGCCTTCTCAAGCGCCAGGTGCAGCTGCGTGACCTTGGGGTCCACCTCGTCGAACCCGAGCACCCGGTGCCCCAGGTCGTCGGCGTCCTCGCCCGTGTCCATGCGCCGCTGGTCCGCGAACTCGTCCTCGATCTCCTGGTCGCGGGTCTTCGGGGTGCGCTCGTCCTCGCGCATTTGGTCCAGGACTTTCATGAAGTCCGTGCGTTCTTTGTCGGACATGCGCTTGCCGTAGATCTCTTTGAGAATCTTGTCCACATCGCTGCGGCGGGCGTCCACCTCGTCGTCTTCGGCAAGGCGGAACCGATTGCCAGCGTTGCGCAGCTTTAGCTCCTCGGCCTTGCTCAGCACCTTGGGCTTGGTCTCGTCCTCGACATCCGCGATGACTTTGGTCTTAGCCGCTTCAGCTTTCTCACGGTCAGCACGCGATAGCTTTTTCGGCGGAGGGGCATCCTCAGCCGCCTGCTCTTTGGCCAGGGCGTCGATCTCAGCCTGCCGCTTCGCCGCAGCCGCATCGGTCTTACCATCGGCAACCTTCTTGGCGAACTTCACCTCGCGGGCCTTCTTCAGAGGCGGGCGCTCGAAGTCCGGCTCGATCAGCTTGCGCGCCGCGTTCACCATGTTTTCGCGGGCGACATCCATCTCGGTGTGACCCACGCCCTTGTTGTGCGCGATGTCCTCCGCCGACTTCATATCAATTTCGTCGTACTTGTCCGCGACCTTGTACGCATGGGAGGCGTCATCGCCGTCCATGGTGGCGGCGATCGACTTCAGGGTGCGGGCGTACTCCGCGACGCGGCTCACGCGCTCGGGCAGCCCACCGAGCTTGCGCTTGCCGGAAGGGGTGTCTTGCATCAGGAAGTCGCGGGTCGCGTCGGCCAGCTGGTCGATGGGCTTGGTGCTGGGCTTGCCATCGGCCAGGGTCGTTACCTTGTCTTCGGGCATCGCCGCCGGCTTAGCGGTCTCGGGCTTGGCTTCTGGCTCGGTTGTAGCGCCGGCAGTTTCAGCCGGCGGCGATGCGTCTGTCTTGCTGGCGAGCGAGTCGGCGGGCACGCGGATCTCGGGGCCGGCTTCGCCTTCCTCGTCGATCGGGCTCACGCGGATCTTGCCTTCAGCATCCGGCGTGGCGTCGTGCACGATCACGGCACGGTCACCCGCCTTGGTCTTGATGATGCCGCGCTGCGCGGTGGGGGCTTCGTCATCCTTCTCGGAAGCCTCTTTGGTCCTCGGCTCCTGCATCTCCTCTATCTTGGAGCGCATGGTCGTCAGGTCATCGCCGGGCTTGGTCTTATCCGACTCCAACGACTGGGCCAGGAGGTCCTTGGCCGGACCATCCTTGTCATCCTGCTGGACGGCGGCGCGCATGTCAGTGGCATCCGGCGGCGGGGCGCTCTGCTCGGCCTGCACACCCTCGGCCCGGCGCTGGATCGCAGCCTCCGGCGTTGTGACCACGGGGGTCTTGCCCTGGTCCTTGGCGGCCTGCACCGCGGCGGGAACCTCGTCGGGGCGCACGCTGGTCTCGGTCGCAACTGCGCCATCGGGGGTCTGGCCCTGCACCACGGCGGTGTCACCCACCTGCTTCCCGTCACCAGCTCCGGTGAACTTCCCCAGCACGAGCTGCGGGTCGGTGCCGTTCTTCAGCAGCATCTGCGCCTTGAGCGCAGTCGCCTTGTCCTTGAGGATCAGTGTGCCCTGGGGCGTGTCGATCACGCGGCCGGTCTTGCGCGCCTGTTCCATCTGGCGCTGGATAGTCGCTGCACTCTCGGACTTGGGAGCGTCGGGGCCGAAGATCTGCTGCTGGTTCTCGGTGGTAATGAACACGCCGACCCGGGGGGTCGTGGAGTCGTTCATGTCCTTCAGCTGGGCACGGATGTCCTTTGCCGGCTCGGGAGTCGGGTGATCCGGGACCGTGGGGGCCGGAGCGGCTTCCACGGGCGGCGGCGGTGTAGGGGCGGCGGCGGGCGGCGGCGCGGCTTCCGGGGCATTGGGCGCGGCTTCCGGGGCATTGGGCGCGGCTTCCGGGGCCTTGGGCGCGACCGGGGGAACGGGGGGCACGGCACCGGGCGCGACTGGTGCGGGGTTCTGCACACCACCAGGCGGGTTCGGCCCTACCGTGATGCCAGTGGTCTGGTCGGCGCTCTCGATGGGCCGCCCGGGTTCCATAGACGGCCCAGCGGGGGGCTTCTCGGCTTTTTCCCCATGACCACCAAGGACCGCGAACACTGCATTCTGCAGCGAGTCAGTTCCCAGGTTCGCCAGGGGGTCGATCTGGGCTGCTTCGTCGGGGTGCCCGTTGCGGGCCAGGATCTGCTTCTTGATCAGGTCCTGGGCCACAGCGATCGTATCGCCCACCGGCACCTGGGCGACCATCTGCTTCACCAGCTCGGGGACCTTTGCTGGGATGGCGTTCGTCAGAGGTCGGACGACTTTGCCCAGCTCCGCCTGGAGGGCCGTGGCAATCGTGTCCACCGCGGCGGCCGCCACGGACTCACGCATCGAGTGGCCCTTGGCCAGCTCGTCCGTGGCGCTGTTGACGCCAGTGCTCGCGATCAGTGCGCCCTGGCCCACCCCGCCGGTTGCCAGGATGGGGATGATCTCTGCGGCGGACCCTAGAGCCTGCGCGAGCCCACCACTGCCGTCGCCTTGACCCGTGACGGCATTGCGATCGGGCGTCCAGGAGTCGATGGCGGGGTCGATGTACTTCTTCTTGAAATCGAAGACCGCATCTTCGGCACCCGTGACGGTCTTCTTCTGGCCATCTGTCCCGAGTAACGCACCAGCAACGTGATCAGCGGCAGCTGCGAGCGTGCCCGCGGCCAAGGTATAGCCAGCATTCCCAACGCGAGCGAGTCCGCGCATGACGCCAAAGCCGATCTCTTTGGTCGAGCCCTGGGACTCGTCGCGCAGGAAGTCAGCCAGGTTCGAGGCGGACCAGATATCCCCGTTGCCATGAGACTTGGAGGGCGGCGCGGGGGTCGCATCTTTGGGGGGCACCGCGCCAGGGGATGGCGGCGCGTCCGTGGCATCCGGCGGCGGGCTTGCCTGGAAGTCCGTGTCGGGCGTGACCGAGTTGTCATTGACCGGTGCCGGGGCTTTGTTCTGCCCCAGCATCGAGCCGATATCCTTACCCGGATAAGCCGTACGCAGCGATGCCTCCGCATCCTGTCGCGCCGAGTCCAGGACCGACTGCGATCCCTGGTCGGGGAGCGGGATAGCACCCATGGTTACTGCGCCTCGCGATTGTCGTCCGCTTTGTCTTCGTCCGTCTCAGTGTCGGCAGGCTCATGGCTGTCCAGAGGATTGTCCGGAGTCGCCGCGCCACCCGAAGGTTCACCCGGGGTGGCTGCCGTGTTCTGCGGGCCACCCGAAGGCGCACCCGCGGTCGGGGGCGTGTCCTGAATGTCCACGTTCCCGCCGGCCAGGCTGGAGATGGTGCGCTTGCTGGCCTTGAAGTTGTCCCAGCCTCTGCCGTTCCAGATCCAGCCCTGCGTCCGGTCCTTCGAGTACTTGATGTCCGCTTCGGGCTTGCCATCAGGACCGGGGTGCTTGGTCCCCGTGTGAGAGTAGATCTGCCCGGCGATCTCCGCGGCCTTCGGCGCGGGCAGCGCGCCGCGGTTGGCCGCGCCGATCTCACTAGCCAGGGAGGCGATCTGCCCGATCTGGTCTGGGGTCTTGCCCTGAAGCCACACCGGAACCTTGGTCGGATCGCGCATCGTGCGGCCGGCATTGGGTGCCATGCTCGCAACCATGATCGGCTTGCCGTCCGGCCCCAGGAGCGGCTGCCCCGTCTTTGGATCCATCCGCGGCTCCATCGCGGGGGCGGTCGTGGGCAGGCCCTGCTGCAAGTCCATGACGGCTTTCGCAGAGTCAGCCCCGGCTTTGTACGCCAGTTCGTCACCCTTCGCGCCACCCTGCTGGGCAGCGGCGGTGATACGGTTCGCCCACCACTGCGCCTCGGCCGTGTTCTTGTATGCCTGCGAGTGTGAGAGGAAGTCCTGCACGTGTGCGCGCTGGACCGCTGCTTCGCCGCGCAGCTCGTTGCCCTGACCAGTCATCAGCGCGCCGTGAGCCTGCGCTTGTTCGAGCTGGATCTTCGCAGCGCCGGAGCGGGCGGCGATCAACACGTCGTTGACCTTCATCGGGTCGAGCACGGCCTGCCCCAGCATCTGCAGGTGCGCGGCATCCACGGGGATCATGTTCGGCTGCGCGTCCACCATCTTCCCATCCGGGCCGGGAATACGCTTCGAGTCAGTCGGGTTCCCCTGCGCGTCGAGGTATGGCTGCAGCGCATTCTGATAGACCAGCTGGCCGTTGGCATCCTTCTGGATATTCAGGTTCTGCCCGTTCGGCAGGTAGTAGTTCATGGCCTTGAGCGCCGTCTCGACGCCGGCCTGGTCCCTGTTCTGGAGGGCGACGTTGGCAGCGGATAGGTTCCGGAGCATGTGGCCCTGGATGAAGCTCGTGCGCATGTGGTTCAGCGCGGCGTAAGTCTGGTCTGGGTCGTGGCCGGCACGAGCCGCCGCGGCCACAGCCTCAGCCATGAGCTGATCCGATTTATCCCAGTAGTCAGGGGTCAACGAGTGCACCGGGGCACCGCTCGCGGTGGCCGAGCCAGAGACCTTGGTCGAGTCCGAGTCACTGCGCTCCGGGATACCCTTGGCCGCAGCCGGGTTCTGGGCGCTGGCAGCAAGCGCAGTCTGCGGGCCACCAGGGGGCGGGATCGGTGCCGTGCCACCCTGTACACCATCATCGGACAGCGCGCCTGCCTGAAGGTGGCCGGCGAATGCTTCGATGTGTGCCACGTGGGCATCGGCCGTGGGCGGCAGCGCCCCGCCGCCCGGGTTCGCCACGGCCTGGGCGGACGCCACGGGGCCGTTCGGAGCCTGGGCGTTGCTCGGTGCAGGCGGGATGGGGGGTTGGCCAGGCTGGGCACCAGGCTGCGGGCTGGCGGCCGGTGCCGCAGTGGCCCCCGCCACGTACTGCGCTACAGCTGCACGGTCGCCAGGGCTCGCACCACCCGCAACTTGATACGCGGCTGACTCATCTTTGGCATGTGCGGTTTGATCTAGGTTGTACCGCTGGGTATCACGCAAGGATTGCGTAAGGCCGCCGACCAGATTGGAGCCAGACTGCGCCCCTTGCCAAAAGGCCGCACCGGGGGTCGGCACCGGGCCACCCTCGGCCATCATGGCCACGCCACCTGCGGCGTTGGCCGTGGGCGCGCCAGGGACGCCGCTGGGGGCTGCAACTGCCTGGGCCGGGGTACCGGCAGGGAAGGTCTGAGCCGGAGCGGGGGCAGGCAGCGCGCCGCCTGGGGAGGCCGAAGCGGGCGGGGGCAAAGCGCCACCGGGAGCGGCACCAGCCGCAGATGCGGGTCGGGCACCAAAGTACCCTTCGATCCCGGTACCGGCCGCCTTCAGGCTCGCCCCCAGGGATTGAAGGAACGATTGGTGCGCGTTCGCATCTTGCGTCGTCGGAGCATTGGGTGAGTTCGGGTCTCCCCCCGCAGCCACGTATGACTCGTTCTGCGCCTTAACGTGGGCAGTTTGGTCTTCGTTGTATTGCTGTGTATCACGCGAAGACTGGGTAAGACCACCGACCAGATCGGAACCAGCCTGAGCGCCCTGCCAAAATGCTGCACCGGGGGTTGCTGCCATGATTACACTCCGCGGGCCGTGAGGGCGCTGGTGGGACGCGGGGGCAGACCCATGCGGGCAGCCTTGTCCTCACGCGCCTTGTCGATCTGCTTATACCAGTGCTCGTGACCCTTCCACGTCGCGGCATCCCGGGGGATGACGAACTCGTCGGGGGTGAGCAATGCTGGCTTGGTATCCGTAGACCCCGGGATGGGAGACGTTGGGAGCGCGCCATGGTTCGAGACGGGACCGCCGCGTTCGTAGAACTCCCGCATCACGCCAGCTGCGCCCTTGGCGCTCATGAACCGCGGGGGGATGCCGGAGCTGTGGGGCACTGGGCCACCTTCCTGAAGGCCCCCGGTGTAGGCTTTGGCAGCGGAACCAACTAGTCCACCGATCGCAGACATGGCTCCGGACGCCGCCTGCTGCTGGTCCTGGAAGGCCGTGTTCTGGTCCTGGAACTGATCCTGCTGCGCAGACAGGGCGCTGTTATTGGCATTGATGCCAGTGTTCAGGTAGGAGTTCGCCGCTGTGGTGTTGTTCACATCCTGGGCATTGACGCTCGACTGGGTGGCCGCGGTCGAGTTGCCGATCTGCGAAGCGGTCGCCGCGCCCTGGTTGCCCGCGGCGTTGATCTGGGTACCGAGTTGGTTCGCCTGGTTGACGAGCTGCTGGCTCTGCAGCGTGGTGTTCTGCGCCGCCTGGGTGCCAGCGCCAGCCACAGTGGCTGCGTTCTGCACAGCAGCCTGGGAGGTCAGGGCGTCGCCATGAACCGACGCCGGATCCACGCCTTCAGACGCCAGAGCGGCGCGCTGGTTAGCCAGGGAGGCCTGGCCGGCGGAATTCGCATCAGCTTCGGCCTTGCCTTGCTGAGCCTGGATATTCGCATCGGACCCCCATGCCTGCGCCGCCTGCGCCTGCTGCTGCTGCAACGGCACGAAGGTGCTGCCGTAGGTGCTGAGGTTCTGGTTCGTGGTGTTGTTCACCGCCCCCACCATGGGGGTCTCCTGGCCGGTGATATTGTTCACCGTGGCCTGGGAGTTGGCGTTGTACGCCTGCGCGGTCGCGTTGGTCTGGGCAGCGTCAGAGGTCGCCGTGCCGAAAGTCTGATTCGCCTGACTGGTCTGACCGCTAAGGTCTGGAGCCTTGGGAGCTGAGCCGCCGCCGGACATGGTTGTTTTTCTCGTTTAGTGCCAGCCACTTGCAGTCTTCGCGCCGGAGCGTCCAGAACTCCAGGGAGCCAGACGGATGGGCGTCGGCCAAGGATAGCACTGTCGAAAAGCCGAGTCGAGACGCTATGTTAAGTGACTTCGCGTTGCCGGCCTGGATGATCCCCAGGAGAAGCCGGTAGTCCCACTGTTTGAAGGGCACCTCGAACATCATCCGCAGCAGCAGGCGGTCTATGCCTCGGGGCTCGGCGGCGATGTGAAACGAGCACGACCAGTCCTGATGGTGATCGTAGCCCACAGCTGCAACCAGCTGGCCGTCAACTTCACGGGCAATCCCGATGAAGTCTCGTACATGGACAAGGCCCGACTTGCCAGCGATGTAATCATAGACCCGATCGTCGTCATGGATCAGCCTATCCATACCGGGGTTTCATGAAGGCCGGCCGCTGCTGCGGGACCGCCTGGGTGCGCACGCCGTTGTCATCCCGGTAGTAGGCACGCAGCTGCCCGACATTGCGCATCTTCGGGCCGATCGGGTCCACACGGCCATCGCCATAGCCGATCATTGCGCGGGCGCTGCCCAGTTGCTTCTTGGCCATTACTGACTCACTGCTGCAGCTTGGGGCTGCTGCTGATACTGTCGATAGAGTCCGTCCAGCGTTGCAGCTGCACGCACGATGGTTGCGAGTCCAGCCCCGATATCAGTTCCTTCAGGCACATCGGGAACAGCAGCGGGTCCGGAGCTGGGACTCGCATCTCCAGGGTTCGTGGCGGCGGTACTGGGCACTGCTGGCTTGGGACGGCCCGGGTTGCACAGGAACACATGGCCAATAGGGTTGGAAGCCATGTAAGCCTCCAGCTGCTTCTGAGTCGCATCACGCTGCTCCTGTGCGGCTTCGGCCTTCGCCTGCCACTGCTGTTCCTGCTCGATCATCTTCGCATGATCAGCCGCCAGGACCGCTGCGTCCTGCGCCTGGATCCGCGCCGCGCCCACCGCTTCGAGATGGTGCACAATGATCGTGACCAGGACGATGAAAGCGACGAACCCTGCGATGTCCAGGTAAGTCTTCCAGGCTGCTGGGATCGGGATCATCCTTCGCCACCACCGCGCTTATCCAGGACGTTGGCCGTGCCATGTCCGGTCGCGAGACTTCCACAGAACCACGCCCACGTCTTACCGTCAAGGATACCCTTGAGCGCGAGATAGAACGCGGCCAGCACCAGCACGAAGGTGATGATCCACTTGCGGTGACCTTTGAGGGTGCTCATGAATGTACCTGCGTTGCTTGAGCGAGCACCAGGGCGGTGCGGGCGAACCAGCTGTGGCCGTACTCCGCGAACCCGGCATCCCGAGTGTAGCTCAGGTTCCGCTGGGTGGTGTACTCGGCCATGAGCCACAGCAGGTTCGACCGGTGGATGGCCATCTCACAGGCCAGGAGGGTCTGGCCCCCGAACACCCCATCCGGGGCGATCCCCAAGGCCCGCTGCAGGTGCTTGACCGCTGCCGCGTCCCCCTCGTTGTAGGACGAGTCGAATAGCAGGAGCGCCAGCCAGGGGTGCAGCTCGTCGCCGCGGATCACGTCCCAGTACCGCAGCTTGGCCAGGGCCTTGGCCCGGTCGAGCGTCAGGTTAGCGATGTCCTCGTCCGGGAACGCATGGGCGCTGATGCCGTACTTCGTGCCCTTCAGCACACCGGCTGGGGTGTAGTTGCCCTGATCCTTGGGGTCGAGCGAGAGCTTACCCTCGATCGGCAACACGATCCCGAATACCGCATCCCAGGTGTAGCTCATTTGTGCCTCAGCCAGTAGGTCGTGATGAACGTCGCAGCAACACCCAATGAGCCGCCGAGCGCGCCGGTCACCAAAGACCATACCGTCGCGGCACCACGCTGCGTGGCTCCCGTCAGCTCAAGGGCTACGATACGCTGACCCAGAGCCTGGTCGTCGAGAATATGCTTGGTCAAGGTCTCAGCTGTTGCATCCCCCGTAGCCTTGATGGAACCGATATCCCGAGACATCGCCATGAGGACTTGGTACAGGTCGTCATTACTTTTCTCGGCCATGGCTCAGACCTTCTTTAGTTCGAGCGCCGTCTCAGCGAGCGCAAAAGAGTAGATGTTGGAATTGCTGATGAACGCGATGCGCCAAGCATCCGACTTGAACCCCGTGGGCATCCGGTAGATCCGCTCGTCCGAGATGGACTGGGAGAACACCTGGATCCACTGCGACCCTTCAGAGCGGGCCGAGATCGTCAGCTGCACCGACGCCGCGGCATTGGTGAACTGTGACATCGGGAACAGCGGGCTGCCACCGATCGGATTACGAATCTGTGGTGAGGAATATCCTACGATATTCATGGTCCGCACGCCATTGATCACCGCAAGGTTCGTGCAGTTCAAAGGCTTCGCGATCCGGGCAGTGTCGAACGTCGTGTAGTCATTCAGCTGACTCAGCGGCACCGTGATCGGTACTGCGTTGAATTTGATACGAAAAGCGCCCATGTTCACGGGGTTCGGCAGGTCGAAGTCCTTGCTCTGCCACGTGAAGGAATAGGGGATGCTGGCCGGGGGGTCCCACAGGCGGACCTGGGAACCCTGGATCAGATACACGTCCCCCGAGTACTGGTCCTGTTGGATCGCCGCGACGTTGCTGAACCGGTCCAGCTGGGTCAGTGGCGAGTTAGGATCCATGGGGGAGAAGATGAACCCGCCGTTCGTGGTGTCGAAGGCGATGTACTGCACGCCGTACGGCACAGCCTGGACCGTCGTCGGGCTGAAGTAGTTCTGCCACTCTTCCCGGGTGAACAGGTTCAGGGTCGCCAGCTGGGTGATGCCGCCCGTGCACGCCATGATCCCTTGTGGACTGGAGTAGTAGACGCCGTTGATCGTCGTCGCCATCGAGCGCCGGTTAAGGCACGGGTCGATCGAGTCGATTTTCTGCATCGTGATGCCGATGGGGGTCATACCCTCACCGATGTACGGGTGGCTGGTGGTCGTCACTACAATCACGTTGTTGTAGATAGCCACGCCGACGATCTCGGTCTGCATCGTCTGAATGTTCTGCACGGGCCAGGCGTGCGGCTGGTAGGGCTGCGACATCCACAAGTCGCGCCCCGAGAAGCCCACGAGGAATCCACCCGGGTGCGACGCTAGGCCCTGCAAGGTAGCTGGTGGCTGGGTGTAGGTCAGCGAGGGCATCGTGAAGTTCTGCGCCACCGAGGTGTCCGTCGCCGTGTCGGAGTACGTCGTAGTCGCTAGGGTGATGTCCGCGACCCAGAAGTACGAGGTCGAGTTCGTGCCAGTCACCGTGCGGTAGATCCGCTTGGTGGTGATGTTGCGCTGGCTTGAATTCGGCACCGTGGTATCGAAGCCTGCGATCGTCCACGTGCCAGCCGTACCCGTAGCCACCGTGGGGGGTGAGGGCGGCCCTTCCTCTCCATAGGCGCTGACGAAGGTGTACACATAGGCGCGCACGCTGGTCACGCCGGTCGCGGGCGTGACCGTGGGGGCGTTCACGGGAGTGGGCACACCCAAGAGGAACGCAGAGTTCCCAGCCTGGATTCGGGCGCGTGTGTTGTAGTTCGGTGCGCCACTGTTGGTGAAGCTATCGCCGGTCCAGTAGTACCGCTCGAACGAATCTTCCAACACGGGAGTGCGCACGAAGTCCACGTTCGGATCGAAGAACGGCACCCAGGTGTCAGCGTTGCTGATGGGGATCGGCGCGCCCACGGTGGACGGCAACCGATAGGCGCGGGCCACCGGATTCGCATAGGCGAACTGAGTGAAGTCGTACAGCAACTGTGTCTCGTGCAGGCCGCGTAACTCGCCGGAGGTGAGCTTCACGTTCGAGGCGATGACCGCTGCATTATTTGGCAGCAACCGCGGCGAGTACCGAGGCTGGATGCCGGCGAAGTTGTCGATCTTAAGGATCGTCATACGGTCCTCCGGAACCAGTCAGTCACAGATGCACCAGTGTTCGCAGTGGGATAAGGCGCTTCATTGAACAAGAAAACCTTAGCAGGCGTCCCAACGTGCGATGCCGCAGTTTCGCTGTAAAAATAATTGAAAGACCCGACCACACCGGTTGCAGAGATCCCGAAGATCAGATTCGTCCCGTCGTACTTAACGCTGAGATACACCGAGTCACCGGGCTGCATAGTCAGAGCGGCCGGTCCATACGCATTGGACCCGAAGGTATACACCCCACTGCCCAGGACCACCGATCCTTGCTGCGCGTAGAGGCTGGCCCCGCCATACAAGAACGCGAACGTGAGGGTGCCCGTGGAATTGCAAACCCCAATGCCGGTACCAAAATGGGTACTGTCCCCCCACTGTCCAGCGGTTTTGCATGTGAACTCCCAGGGGGATCCACCGGGAACCGCCTGATAGAGCAAAACCGTACCTGCACCAGTCGCGGTGCACACCAGACTACCTTGACTCAGAGAATACGACGCACTACCACTGACGACGTGGGTCCAGGCACCAGAGATCGACCCGCCCTCGAACTCGTCGTCCCAGGCGGTCGGGCTCGATGGGTGCGTATCCGGCGTCACATTTGCAGTCGAGCCACCGCCAGTGCCGTTCGCCGCGGAAGTCAGCCGCCCGTTCGCATCTACCGTGATGTTTGCACTGGTATAGGACCCGGGTGTCACCGCGGTGGTGGGGAGGTCAGCTGCGACCATAGCGCGCACGGTGGCAGCACCGCTGGAACCGTTCGGGGTGGCGACGATCTGGTTGGCTGAGCCGGTGTAGCTGCCACTGCCGCCCGAGCTGCTGGACGCCGCGCCGATGTTCCCGCTGGTGTAGGTGATGACGCCGGCCGCCACCAGTTCAGACACGCGCACGAAGCTGGTGGTAGGGTCGCCGCGCAGCCGCTGGCCGACCTCCACTACTTCCTTCAGCTGCCGCAGGACGGTCGTGGTATTCGTATCCGTGACCGCCTGGATCGCTGTCGTGCCTGTCTTAACGGGCTGTGGTGCCGTCATATTAGAGCTTCATGATCAGGAATACAGCCTTGTATGGGGGCAACGTGATCGAGTGAGAATGGCTCGACGACCCGCCCACAGAGTGCGTGTGCGCGTTGGCCACGCCACCGCCAGCACCACCCGTGTTCGGCGTCTGCACTAGCGTTTGGCCACCGCCGTTCTGCTTGAGGAACGACCCACCCGCCGCCTGGTAGCCGGCGACCGTAGCGGAGCTGGAACCCAGGGTCCAGTTGGATGCCTGCTGGCTCTGCCCCGAAATACCCCAGAGGTCGTATTCCAGGGTAGGCAGATCACCTGCGACCAGGGCGTAGCCGCCGATGGTGATCGGCACCGTCGAAGATCCGGTCGAGCCTGGGTTGGAGCCACCGGAAGTCGCGAGCGCGCCACCACCACCCACGATGAACTGGTCACGCAGATCCGGCGTGCCATTCGTGCCATCGCACAGGTGCCACCCGCTGGGGATAGACCCGCTGGTGCCCGCCCACATGACGATCATGTTGGTGAGCGCGAGGCTCGTGCCGGAGGGCATGTTGCTGGCGATATTCGCCGTGGTCAGAATCGGGCTCGTGCCGATCGTCGGCGCACCACCGCCAGTCGGAACCGTGAGCTGGTTGTCCGTTTCACCCGGGTTGCCACGGATATGGCCGCCAGCATACTCACCGCCCTGGATCGAGCCGCCCGAGCCCAGCGCCATGACCCCGGTCATATTCGTCGTGCCGGAGATCGTGTCACCGCCAGTCTTCTGCAGGAACAGGTTCAGGATGCCGGCAGTGACCCGCAGTTCGAAGCGCGAACCCGAAGCAAAGGTCAGGGCCGTCGTGCCTTCCTGGGCGCGGACGATCGTGAACGTATCGGTAGTGCGGTTGGTGAACCACACTACCTCGATGTTTCCACTAGTGTCTTCCAGGGTCGCGACGCAGTACTGGCTGGCACCGGGCGAAGGGAACAGCGCGCCTTGCCCCGCGGTCACCGTGCACGCGGTCGCCGTGTTCGTGATGCCGGAGGCAAGCAGCGAGGAGGCGTTATTGGTCCACAAAACAAGGCTGCTCATTACAGTTTCTCCTGAATGTCCACTTCAACCACGTCTTCGAAGATCTGCCCGATGCTGCTAGTTCCCAGGAACTGCACTTCGTAGCTGATGCCATCCGCGCCGCCCTGCACGAAAAAGACCGCCTGGGTCCCACTGGGCGCGAGCGTGATCCCCGTTACCGTGACGGCAACCGCCCCCACAGGCGGGGTCTGGATGGGAGTGACGACGGCAACCACGCTGGCGATGGTCTCGCCGGGGTTGAGCTGGGATGTCCAGTCAAGCATGTAACGCCGCACCTCCGAGGGGGCTTGGCGGACTCGTCCAGTCAGTACAGTCATCTTCGTGACCTCAGTGTCGGGTTGTTGATCCCCGTGTAGATCTTCGGCTTTATCCCAGCCGCGTTGATCAGCATGAGCGGCTTGAAAGCCAGAGCCGGCGCGAAAGCACCGGACGCAAACGAGCTGCCCAGCGATACAGTCACCGTCGTGGGTGCGGACGCCGCAGACATCAGCGTCGTCCCATCGTACGATGCGTAGACAGTATAGATGTTCGCACCAGGGATAGGCGACGTATCTGCGAAAGTCGTCACACCGGCCGCGGTGACCCCGATCTGGACCCCGTTCCGGTAGATGATGTAGTACGGGGCGTGGCTGTGCGCCCAGTAGGTCCAGACCGCCACGCAGCCCTGCGCACCGTTGCCGCCAAGGCCCTCGGTCTGGGGGAGACTTGAGCTGTAGCCACAGCCGCCCCCGCCGCCCCCGCCGCCGTACAGGCCACCATTGCCGCCATTCTGCCCGACGCCGGCCGAGCTGTTGCCGACCCCGCCGCCGCCACCGCCGCCGCAGTAGCCTGTAACCATGTCCGCGTTCGCGCCGTTGCCCCCCGCGGTGCCCCCCGCGGAGGGGGTAAGGGAAGACTGGCCGATGCCACCGGAGGCGGGCGTGCCAGCCGCACAGAAGTCGAACGCGGGGGCTCCGCCGCCGCCACCCTGTCCAGGCGCGAGGGTCGCAGCATTCCCGGGGCTACCATTGAGCGTAACACCATTGCCGACATTGGCACCGAAGCCGTGCCCGTTGGTCTGGGCACCGGCACCCTGCTGCGTAGTGCCCGAGCCACCGTAGCCTGTACCGCCGCTGGCATCGAAGTGATCACCGCCGCCAGCGGATAGGAAGCCACCGAACGAACTCGTTCCACCGGCCGTACCGCTGGTCTGCCCCGTGAGTTGGTTGGCGCTCGTAGTATTCGACCCGCCACCAGCGCCACCGGGGCCGACTGTCACAGTGACGGGCGTCGCACCAATAGTCGCTTGGGTGATGGTAGCAGTGGAGAGGCCCCCTGCGGCCCCCGCGTTTCCACCCGAGGACAGCACCGCGGAGATGATACCGCCGCCCTGGCCACCGCCACCGCCGCCCACACAGGTGACGATCACATGGTCAGAGCTGGTGTCAGGAGTGTAGGTGCCACTCGCGGTGAAGAGCTGGAATGTCCCATCCACGCTGGCGGTCCATGCAAGGTTCACTTGCATGAGCACCGGGTCGTAGGACCCGAAGAGGCCAGTCGGGGCTTGGTATTGGATGCTCATACCTGGAAGAAGCCACCATTTGATTGGTCGTAACCAAATGAGTAGTTGAACCCGGCAGGCTTGAAGGGGAAGCCCGGGCCGTCGCTGGAGTAGTACAGCAGCGGCGAGAGCGCATCGTTGCCGGTGTCATTAAATAGGACCAGCCCCACGCAGATAGTCGCGCTGAGGAACGCATTCTGCGTCGGGATGTTCCCCGAGAAGACCCCGTTGTTCAGCGCCTGCCCGGTCAGGTAGCCGGTGCGCACCAGGATCGCCGCGGGTGGGATGTCCGCGACGTGCTGGTCAGTGTAGGGCTTGGGCGCATAGACGCCCGACACCAGCAGGGCGTTGATCACAGCCGTGGTCAGGTTCAGCTGGGCGGTCCCGATCAGCTGCGCGCCATATGCGTACTTGAAGGTGCTCACCCACGGACCCCCCAGACAGAGGTTCCATGGTTGTTGCGCCCAGCGAAGCCGGGGAACTTCCACGGCGGGGTGGACTTGCTGTACGACCGGTTGGCCACATCGCGCCACCGAAGCGTCTCGCGCTTGTACATCTTGCCGTACTCGCGGGCCGCATCGACATCAGTCCAGGGCTTCTTCGGCATCATCATCAGGCGGGCGAGCGTGCCCCAGATCAGTGCATCCTGGTGGTGCGTGATGGCCATGTTCGGCAGCCGCGTGGTGTTCGTGAGCGGTAGCATGATCGCGAGCATGTACAACACCTGCCCAAGATTCGTCGGCGGGCTCGGGTAGAGGTGCATGTGGTCCGGGGTTTCCATCCAGTACCACAGCGGGTACGGGGCGGGGGTGACGCCGTAGAGCTTGGTGTTGCTCACGCCCAGGCGCTGCTGCTGGTTGCCACCAGGCGTTGAGGGATAGATCCACACATCCAGGACGTACTGCGCCTGGGAGAACTGGTCCACCGGATTCACCCACACGTCCTCACGGTTCGCCACGAGGTTGTACGGGCCGATCACTTCGCGCCATGCGCCGGAGTTCGTGTAGAACTCGCGCAGCGTATCATCGAGCTTGCTCGCGACCAGAGTATCGGGCGCGGCGGGCATCTCCAGGATGATCTTGTTGACCAGGAAGCTCGTGGCAGCGCCATTCAGCACTACCGAACTTTGGCCGCCGTCTGGGGTAAGGATTGCCATGGGTTAGCCTCCCGGGCCAACGAGTTCGGTGCGGAACGCGGCGAGTAGGGTCATTGCCCGGTTGTCATCAGAGAACTCGTCGTCGGACAGGTCAAGGATGCCCGCCACATAGAAGACGACGCAGGTGAAGAAAAGCCGGTCGTCGATCGGCCACGGCGTCGCCGGGGTCAGCCCCAGGTCCGTGATCGAGTAGGTGACGAGCGGGGAGTTGTTCCCGAACACGCCCTGGGTGAAGTTCCCAATGAAGGCGTCGGGCCGGTAGCGGTACACCTCACGCAGCGCCGTGTTGATCTTCTGGACCACCAGCTGGTTCGAGAACCGCTGGAAGTTCGTGTTCGAGTCATTGACGATCGCCCGGATCTCCGTGACGGCATCATCGAGTGTCTTGGTCAGTACGGTGCTCATGGGTACCCCAAACAAAAAAGGGGGCCGGTTGTTACACCAGCCCCCTGAGTTTCCCCGTCAGGGGGAAGGACGATTACAGACCAGAGTTCGAGACGACCGCGAAGCCGATCAGGGTCGGATTCACGACCTGGAACCCCCAGATCTGCAGGCCGCGCATCAGGGTGCCGAAGGTGGACTCGGACCGCAGGGTCTCCATCTTCGTCATCTGGGACGCGAAGGTCAGGCCCAGGTTATGGCCGAAGTACACGCCGTACTCGCCAGTCGCCAGGGACGTACCCAGGGCCGCAGCCGCCGCCGAGGTCGCACCGCCGGTACCGGCAGCCGCACCCGCACCAACCGGCAGCAGGTTCGACACGTAGACCGTGAAGCGGTCGATCATGCCGAGCCGGCCATTGCGTGCGATCGAAACCGCATCACCGGTCAGGTAAGCCTGCTGGAAGGCAGACCGCTTGATCATCGCAGCCGCCCAGCTGGGCAGCACGATCCAACGGCCAGTCTCCGGGACGCGCTGTTCGTCGAGCACCAGGCCGGCGTCGATGATGAAGTCCAGGATACCGCGGCTGTTGATCTTGCCGAACCCGCTGCCACCGCCCCAGGTCGTGCCCGCGACGTTGTAGTAGGTCGTCGCGTCCGTGCCGGTCTGCGCAGCGCGGGCCAGCCACAGCGGTTCGCCGTAGTACTTGGCACCGTTCACGTAGATCGTGCTGTTCGCGGAGGCACCCAGGTTCACCGACTGCGAGACGCGACCGGCCGGGTAGGCCATGTTCTGCGTGCCGCCGCCGGAGGTGATCACGGTGGTTGCACCGGTCACGAGGTTGCCGATCGAGGTCACGGCCAGGATCAGGGTGTCCACGTAAACCTTCATCTGCTCCGAGGCGTTGTCCGCCCAGTTGCTCAGAAGATCCACGTCGGCCTGGATCTGCATCACATCATCCAGCACGGTATTGAAGTACGCGCCCTGGTTGATCTGCAGAGTCACCAGCGGGCTCGACGGACGCTGAACGGTCAGCGCCTGGTCCGTGGTGTACGGCAGGATGTTGATCGTCGGATGGGTACGGATGTTGACCGTATCACCGAAGTTGCGGATCTCACCTTCGTAGTCCGTCGAGGCAATGGCACCGAGCACCGTCGCATCGTAGAACTTCTCGATGAACTTGCCCGACCAGATGGCCGGGATGTAGATGCCGCTGTACGACGGCGAAGGGGATGCGCCCAAATAGGGGACGCCGACCGGAAAAACAGTGCTCACGTAAGGCTCCAATGGCGGCTTAAGCCGCTCTTCTTCGTTGTTGGGTCAGCGCGGTGTTACCGCGCGTTCGCTAGACTCTGGTCATTGATGGTCGGACGGATCCGGCCCTCAGCCAGCGCAGACATGATCTCAGCTTCCAGCGCCTTCCTTTCGTCGGGCTTGTGCTTGAAATGATTCTGCCTCACGAGGGAGTAGAAGTTTTCAATCTCGCTTTCCAGCCAGATCCTTCCACTCTGATTGCCATCCAACGGAGCTGGCGTACCACCGCCGGCCGGTTGGCCGGGGGCGATCAGTGTTTCAGGGTCCACACGCTGTGTCCGTGAAGTTGATCGCGTACGTTCGTCTTCCGCGAGGAAAGCCCTGAAAATGCCCACGACTCGGGTCGCGTCATTCAGTTCGAAGGCTCTCATGAGACCCGTACGGCGGGTCTGGCCTGAGATTACGTCAACTGTGTCGAGCCAGTCAAGGAACTCTTGCGAATCATTGACGGTGGCCCAGTCCGTGACCTGGCTCTCCAGAGCGTCGTACACCAGTTCCCGCGCAGTGCGGTTCACGTTGGCGACGGTCGTCTGGACCGCACCGGCAAGGCGCTGGTGCTCGCGTTCGAGCTGCGCGATGCGCGGTCCCGCGATGCGCTCGGCAGTCGTCAGCATCATCTCGACCAGCTCGGGACCGAACTCCGCGATCTGGGTCCTGGTGATGCCGACGCGCTCGGCGCGCTGCTCCAGGGTCAGCGGCGCAGCGGGGGCGGGGGCGTGGGCAGCGGGGGCAGCCGGCGCGGTGCCCAGGCTCGCGATGATTCGGGCGTTCTGTTCCTGCAGCCGGGCGATCTCCGCCTGGGCGGCGCGCTTCTCGGCGTTGTACTTGCCCTGCAGTACTTTGAACCGGTGCTCGTGATCTACGGCTGGGGCTGGGGTCGCATCGGCGGGCGGCGCGCTCGGGGCGGGGGCGGGGGCGGCGGCGCGCGGCTGGTTCGGGGCAGCGACCTTCACCTTCGGGATCTGCCCAGGAGCCACGGGCTTGGCATCCGGAGGAACTGCCGCACCGATACTCGGGAACTCCGGCAGCGGGGCAACCGCGGCGGGCTGCGGCGGGGTGTTGGCATTCAGCGGAGTCGCACCCGGCAGGGCGTTCGGGTCCTGGCCGGCCTTCAGGGCCTGGGCCATGCGGTTGGCTTCTTCAACTTGACGGCGAGCGGCCTGGGGTACGTTGCTCATGAGGTTACCTTGTTGCGAACTTGTGTATGTCACTGAGGATGTCGTCGTAGACGCGCGCCTCAGCGATCAGGTCCGCCCATTTGTCGGGCGGGGTGTTGCGAGAGAGTAGTAGGGCGATAACGTCGGCCTTAGAACTCTCCAACGTATTGACATATTGACCGAACCCGATGCCTCCGCGCAACTTTTCAAGCGCGGCACGTACGTCATGGCGCGCCATCAGAGCCCCAGGGGGTTGCCCAGATATCCCGACAGGGTATCGTCGTGCTGGTCACCGTCCAGGTCCACCTTGCTGTAGTCGCGAGAGTAGACACGGGCGGTGGGGGCTGGGCCGACATTGGCAGCTTGCCCGAATCGAAGGTCCTCAGAGGTGAGTTGCTTCGACCCGGGCGTCTGCTCTTCTTGTGTCAGTCGCCCATTCTTGGGGTGGGTTTTCTCGGTCATGACTTACTTCTTGACCGGCGGGTTCTTGACGGAGGGCTTCTCGGTGCCAGCGCCGCCGTACTGCAGACCCTTTCCCTTCGGGATGAAGTGGTCGGCGGGGCCGTTGGACTTGATCTTCGACTTGTCCATCGGAGCGGGCGTGCTTGAGGCCGACAAGGGGTCGCGCTTGGTGCTACCGAACTGGGTGCCGCTGCCCTTGGGGGCGCTATCCTCGACGCCATTCACCTTGATCTTGCTCTTCTCTTTGGTGTTGCCACCACGAAGGGACGGAGCATGGGTGCCCGGGGTTTCGAAGGTCGTGCCACCCGGCTCGTCTGCATAGACGCCACCGGCTTTGATCTTGCTCATGGAAAAGTTCCTTGTAGATTCGTTGGCCGGAGGCCAGTTGACATATTACTCAGGCGATGCTCCGCGTGCAACTATCGCCCTTGGTTTCCAACTTGCGGGCCACCGCGCAAGCCAGGGATACCCCCTGCGCCCGGCGCGGCCTGCGCGGGATTCGGCATAGGCGTCTGGTTGCCCGTGGGGTTCGGACCACCGCCGGCCGGCATCGGCTGCCCTGATGCAGCCGCGGTCTGCTGCGGGGACAGAGTTCCCTTCAGCTGCTCGATGACCTTTGGCGGCGGGGGCGGGGGCGGCGGCGGGGGCGGCGGCGGGGGCGGCTGCGGCCCGAACGTATCGCCGTTGGCTCCCGGCGCAACGCCCGGCGGCAAGCCAGGAGGCGGCGCGTCCGGCGCGTCGTCGGGATCCTTGATCTTGATCTCCATGCCGAGGTTGTCCGCGATCTTCTGCAGGATCTTCGCGACTTCCCCGCCGCCAACCATCGCCTGATAGTTGGGGTTGTTGATCGTGTTCAGGAACTCCAGCTGCCGGGTCATGTCCTGTTCCTGCTTCGCGGCCTGGCGCACACCGTCGATCACGATGTTCTCGTCGCCCCGCAGCATCCCGGTCTTGTCGGTCATCATCACGTAGTCATAGAGCATCTGAAGCAGCGGCTCCATGATCTCTTTGTCGATGTTGTCCGCAACGTTCTGGAGGGTCTTGTTCGCGTTGTTGATCAGCATGGACAAGCCCGAGGCCGTGCGCCCCGCGCCTGAGTTTGCACCGCCGCCGGTCAGATACCGCGGGATGGTGCTCACGTCGTCCAGCATCACGCTGAACTTGTCCACAACAGCCATCAGGCTCTGCGAGTTGTCCTGGGGCTGGAAGAAGTCCACCGGCTTGCGGTTCGGGTTCGCCGGGTCGCCTGTGTAGCGCCACCGCTTCCACGGGTAGATCGAGTCATCGGCAGACACGTCCACGAGGTCGTCGTCATAGACCACCTGCGGACCGCTCGACAAGGAGAGGTTGTTCACCAGAGCGCGCAGCGTGGCGTTGATCACATCGGTGATGTCGTTGGCCATCGCGGGGATGCCGTTGCCATACAGGCTGCCGGGCTGCTTGTCGAAGCTCGTGATGTAGTACGGCACCCGCTTGCGGGGCGACGGGTTGATCATGACCTTGAACACGCGCTTATCCACCATCCAGGCGGTGATGAAGTACGGGCGCTGGGGGTCGATCTTCCCGTCCGGACCCTTGACGCCGTATTCCTGGAGGTAGGACCCGAGGATGTAGCCATGGAACTCGATCGCGTTGATGAAGCTGTCATCGAGCGTGTTGTTGCGGCCTTCCATGTAGGCGCGCTCGTACTCGAAGACCTGGATCCACTCGCGGAAGCCGCGGCCTTCGTAGGCTGTGATGATGTCCCGAATGTCGTCATCACGGTAGCCGGGCATCCCGATCATGTTGTATAGGTCCATGACGCTCAGACGCTGGCGCTCGAAGACCTCAGTGTTCGTGATGTCAGTCGCGCCAGGGCTGAACCACACGTCCCAGGGGCTGACGCGCTCCCAATACGGATGGGTGGAGTCCTTCTCGTCCAGCTTGCCACCGCGGCCCCACTGGATCGTCGTGGCGCGGCGAGTGACTGGCCCCTTGATGACCCCGTACTTGTAGACCGGGAGGTCACTCAGGAAGTCACTGAGGGCGTGGTAGAACTGGCCGATCTCCAGGATCTCGTCGATCTTGCGCTCGGCGTCCTTGGCTTCCTTGATCGCCTTGCGGCGCTCGGCCAGCTTGGTCGCCTCGTAGAGTTCCTTCAGCCGGGCCTGGATGGCAGCCTGGGGCAGCTTCACCCCGGACTGGTTCACGTGGGCGACTTCCATCTGGACGAGACGCTTGATCTTCGCGTCGATCGAGTCCGGGATGGTCGGGTCCGCGGTGGGCTCCAGGCTCCAGGCGCGGTCAGAGTTCATGTACACGTTGCGCAGCAGCGCCGTCGCGCCGCGGCACTTCATTGCCATCATGCGCGAGTAGACCTCGGAGCCGCCGAACTGCCGGATCTCTTGCAGCTTGGAGGGGTCGTACTGGCCGTTGTAGGCGCGCATGTCGCGGATCAGCTCGTCATCCACTCCGATGGTGCGGCGGTTGCGCACAGCCTTCTCGAAGCGGGATCGAATATGGTTCGCAAGCCGGGTCATAACCTCGGGCTTGGAGTCGGACAGGTCTTTGCTCTTCTCACGCTCGCTGGCCGCGAGTTCGTCGTTGCCGATCACCCGGAGGAAGCCGCGACCCTGGTGCTTCATGGGCTCGGTGGTGGTGCGGGCGGCGCGGGCGTGGTTGCCGGGAGCGCCCATGCCTACGGCCGGGGCCTGCGGCATCGGGAGTGCACCGCCGGAATAGGCCGGCGTAGGGCCGGTCGAGTTCGAGTTCGTGTCCATCGTGGACAGGGGCGGTAGGGTACCGGAAGCCATATGGACCTCAAAAAAGGACCGGGGAGACTGCGCTGTGTGAATAGCTTTGGTGCAGTCCCCCCGGCCAAGGGCGGGTCTTAGAAGGCGTTGAGTTCGACGAGGATCAGGTCAGCGGAGGTCACGCCGGTCAAAGACACGGTGCAGCTCGTGGTGGTGTGGGCCGTCTGCGAAGCCGCAGTCGCCACGTGGGTCTCGTCAACCGCCACACAGAACAGGCCGTGCGGGGCCGCCGTGATCACACCATTGACCGCCGGGAGGGTCAGGGTAATGGTGCAGGTGGTCGCATTCGCAGCGAACTGCGTGAGCGACGTACCACCGATCTGAGAGGCCTGAACGGTTGCCAGAGTGCCGCAGCCCGCGCCCGAGAGGGTCGGAACCGTGCCCATCGCGACCGGAATACCGATCACGCCGTTCTGGTTGGTGGCGAGATTCAGGCCGCTGTAGAGGGAGGAACCGGCACCAGGGACGTTGGAGACCTGGGCCAGCGCAGCAACGCCGAAACCCAAGCCGACCGCAGCCGCAGCACCGAGGACAAACGCAAGGGTCTTTTTCAGGAAATTCATGTTGGGGTACCTATATGTGGTGAGTGTCATGTACAGCCACCCCAGGATCCCCGGGGTCGTGCCGTCGCATTATGTCGTGTCTTGACAAGCCGTGCAAGAACATGTCCAGAGTGTCCCATCACGCCGTACTGGAGGGCGTCCGCGATGTCCGACCAGGGGTGGGTCTTGTCGGGGGTCGGCTGCAGCTCGCCGTCTTTCTTCTTGGCGTACCGGTACTTGGACCCGAGCGCCTTGATCAGCAGCTCACAGGTTGGGCTTATGAGGAGGGCTGCAGTACCATCCCGCTGCTGCATGAACCACTTCTCGACACCCCGTAGCCTTGGTTCGATATTGTTCGTCAGAGCGGGCTGGCTTGACATCCCCAGGCGCTTGATGGCGGCGAAGACCGACTCCTCCCCCACCTGCCCGCGGGCGACGCCTGACGGGTCACCGACTACCCCAATGGGGTTGCGGTTGTATTTCGGCTGAGAAAGCAGTGGCCGCAGGATCGTGCCGATGAACTGTTCCACACCCATGTTGTCACCATAGGCTTCATCGAGACAGATAAGCCGGCCGCGCTGGTCCATCTGGGTCAGGATCGCCGCGGGGTGGCGGCCGAAGTCCATGCCGATCACGATCATGGTCGAAGGGATTGGCTCGATGATCGACTTCGCCACATGGAACGTGCGCTTGAAACTGGCCCTGAACACCGCTTCACCAGACAGCGATGGCGCGATGATGTTGTCCACGTACTGCTCGACCCAGCTCGCGGAGTTATTTGTGATCAGATCCTCGTAGTATCCCGGTACGAGGTTTGACTTGTTCTCGGCGTTGGCGTCCCTTGCGCCGGGTTGAACAAAGTATCCCCACGACGCGGGGAGCGGCTTCCCGTCCAGCTCCTTCTCCTCCAGGATTTTGTTCCACTCCGAGTCCTCGTCGAAGCTGTTGGTCTCGGCTATCACGCCACGCCACGTAGGACCACCGTGCATCACGGATGGGAAACGACCGCACCTCGAAAGGACATCCTGCAATATACGCGGCGGCAGCTCTCTGCATTCGCTCAGCCAGGCAAAGGTCAGGTCCAGAGATAGGAGTCGTTGCACGTTGTCGGGGGTGTCGAGGGGCATTAGGATCCACTCGGCCTCGATATCGCCTTGCTTTATCCATATGGTGTGATTCTGCGCTTCCCAGTGCACGATGGGTCGCAATAGCTCCAATACTGTTTTGAGGGATGTGCTCTTCAACTGCGGCATCGTGTTACGCACGATCACCGCACGAGTGCGGCGGATGCCGTCTTTCGGATCCGGGGCCTGCTCGGACGCGCGCCGCAGCAGCTCCATCACCATGCCGGAGGACTTGCCAGAGCCTACCGGGCCGCGCACGATGCGCACGCGCTGGTCGGACTCCATGAACTCACGGATGGTCGGGGGCGGGTTATAGATCAGCTCAGTCACAGTACGACGCCACCTGATGAACCGCCGCGGTCCAATCTTCAAGCGTCGAACCGAAGGGCAACTGGATCACATCGCCCTTCTTGTTGACCACTTCGTAGCAGTTGTCACCCTTCACGCTGGTGCAGTAGTTCTGCGTCAGCAGAGAGATGATCTCAGGCGAATTCGGAATAGCCGCGATCTGAAAGCGCCCGGGGGGCTTGCCCAGCGGCCATGTGGGTTTATCCCGGTTCAAATGCTCAGTGGTTTCGTCGTTGACGATCATTATTATTCTCGTAACGGCCCCGAGTGTCACCCCGGGGCCGGCAGGTCAAACCACTGCTAGGGTATCACGCCTTGACCAGCAGCCCTTGCTTGCGCAGGAGCAACTGGGTGGCGTTAGACAGGCGACCCGTTTGCGTCTGTTCCCGGGACACCTTCGTTCGCAGCCGCGCCGGCAACTGCGTCAGCAGCTCCGGCGGCAGCAAGAGGGGGCACTTCGACTCCCACTTTGTCGGTCAGGCCAGGGGCGCTGCGCACGGCCAGGATTTTCTGTACGGTCTCGTCGGTCTGGTCCGCGAGCTGCACCTTCATCCCGGCGATGATCGTGTCGAAGTACTCCAGCTGCGACTGGTTCACATCCAGCTGCTGCTTCTGGGCTTCGACCTGATTCGCCAGGTTGGCGCGGTTGGCGACCACGTCGTTGATGATCTTGGTTAGATGCTCTTTCACGTTAACGGTCATTTCAAATCACCTTCATGGGTGGAGGAGTGGGGGGCACGGGCTTGTTGCCCAGGATCTTGTCTGTCCGCTCTTTGCGGGTGGCTTCACGCAGGTTGTCATGCTTCTCCTGCAGCGCCGCCATCTGCGCGACGAGGACATCGTTCATCGCTTTCAACTGCAGCAGCGTCTTGTTCTGCTGCTCGATCATCCGACGCTGCTCTTCGTATTTAGTCCCGAAGTCCACCCAGGTATCCAGCAGCATCACTGCCAGTTTGTCCTGTTTGAACACCGGGTCCGGAACGCTGTAGGCCACACCGGGCTTCGCGGGCGCGCTGGGCCAGTTCTTCGGGGGTGCCATCATGTCCATCATTCTGCCTCGATTGCCTGCTGTTCGACCACGGTACCCTCGATCACCCGCTTCTTCGAATCGCTGATGTTGATCGTGAGCTTGAACCCCGCGCCAACCTCACCGGGCTGCGTCTTCGGGTTCGATGTCTGCGAGAGCTGCCCCAGCTGCTTGGTCGCTTCGAGCTTATGCACGGTCGGGATCATCGGGTCCTTGATGATCAGCTGGATATCCATCAGGGCATCCTCCAGCAGCATCCCGGCCTTCTGCTTGATGCGCTCGCGCACACCCGCGTTCGACTCCCAGAAGACCTTGGCTTCCCTGTAGGCGGCGGCCCACAGCTTATCGCGCTGCTTGGCGCGCAAGTCCGCAACCGTGAGCCCATGCCGCTTGAGGATGTCGGCCGCCGGGTTGATGTTCGCCACCAGCTCCCAAATCAGCGTCTGGTCCGATTGCGACATCGCGCCCACGCTGGCGATGTGGATCTCCATCGGGTGCATTAGTCGCACATCCCCCAGATCAGCGAGGTGCGCACGGTGCCGCAAGCCACGCAGGTACAGCTTTTGTCCATGTTCAGATAAAACCGCTGCCCGCCGCAGTTGCACTCCCAGACCAGATCGGGCTTCTTGGGCCGGAACTGGTCGAGCTGCACAATGGTTTCAGGGAGAATCGGGTCAGTCATTTCGCCACCTTCTTGATCGACTCAGCGGCCCCCACCATCTCAGCTGCGTTCTTCAGGACAAACTGCCGACTGGCTTCCCGGATCAGCTCCGAGTAGGTCGTGCCTTTCGCACGCGCCATCACCTTCAGGGCTTTCAGCACCCCATCGTTGAAGTAGATGTTGATCTTGGAATTGCCTGCCGTCGTTCTTGTCATGTTTTTAGCTAGACAGTATGGTGACGTGAATATACACGATGCCCCCAAAAAGAAAAGCCCCCGTTTTCAGGCGGGGGCTCCAGGCTCACGACGTGAGCACTTCCACTTAGACCCCCACTTCTTCCCAGGACAGGAATCCGCAGGCACTTACCGCGACGGGCGTGGTGGCAGCCAGGAGGGCAAGGACGCTACCGGGTGGGATGATCAGGCCGCCGTCGAAGTTCTCGATCGCCTGGGTGGCGCTGGGGACTTCCGAGGCCGCGGTACCCACGAACGAGTAGTTCGAGTTCGGGCCGGTGATCAGCGCGGATCCGAAGGCCACCACGAGGTTGTTGGTCAGACCGGTGAGGGCGACGCCGGAGACGTTCTTCACCGCTGAACCCGCCTGCAGCAGCGTCTTCATGTTCCAGGGAGCCGACCCCGTGCTCACGGCCGGGTTATTGGACGAGACCGCCCAGAATAGCCCGCCGACACCCGTATTCGTCGCCGCCGTAATCGCCGCGTTCAAGGACGCCTGCTCCAGCACTGCGTTCACGCCCGAGGTCGGAGGGTTGTACAACCCTAGAATCGGGGTAGCCGTCGCACCCAGCGTCGCGACCGTGAACGTCGCGGCAGTGATCGCGGTCAGCGCCGCGAGCCCCGCCCGGTAGCGGGCACCGCGGTAGGCACCTTCGTAGAAGCGGCCATGCAGCTCACTGACCATCAGATCACCCTGCTTGCCCTGTCGAAACCCCTGGATGGGCGATGCGCCGTCCGCGTTGGACTGGGGGCCTACTTGACCTTGTGCGATGGGCATGGGGTGATCCTCAAGAATTCAGCGTGACTTGGATTGACGGGTCGTTCCGAAGGGCGTCCAGGTCATCCCGCGAGTTCAGCGTGGAGTGCAGGACGACATTCATAGTGCGCAACTCTACCAGAATCGCAGCCAGGAGTTCCAGGGCAGGGACATCCGCGACGAACAACCCCCGGTTCGACTGTCCTGGAACCGCCTGCATCAAATTCCCATCGGTCATGCCGATCTGGGTCGCGGTCGTTGGGGCTGCCGCCTGCACGGTGCTGCTGGTCCCGCCGCCACCTCCCGTATAGAAGTTCGTGCCATCCGAGAGCCGGACGGTCAGGGGGGTCGCCGCCGCAGTCGGACTCGGCGTGACGGTCACCGTGCCCGACACTGGCTGGGTCGCCTGCCAGAACGTTCCCGACACCGGCACCGTCCCTGAGATCCCCACCGTGCCTGAGACCGTGGCGTTGACCGTGCCCGACACCGGCTGGGTCGCCGGGAAATTCGTGACCGACACCGACCCACCCGTCTGCTGCATGGGTGAGCCCAGGGTCGTGTTGATCGTCGTCTGCAGTGCCGCGGTGGCAGCCCCGCTCGGCAGCGGCAGGCTAGCGGCTGACACGGGCTGGGTCGCCTGCCAGAACGTACCCGTCACGGGCGTGCTGGGCATCGCAGCGATACTCACCGGCTGGGTCGCCTGCCAGAACGTGCCCGTCACTGCCTGGGAGGCGGGGAAGTTCGACACCGCCACGGAACCGGTCACCGTCGCGTTCAAATTCGCAGCTGTGGGCTGGGCAACAGTCACCGTGCCCGACACCGGCTGGGTCGCCTGCCAGAACGTTCCCGACACCGGCACCGTCCCTGAGATCCCCACCGTCCCCGTCACCGTCGCGTTCAGATTCGCAGCTGTGGGCTGGGCAACAGTCACCGTGCCCGACACCGGCTGGGTCGCCTGCCAGAACGTTCCCGTCACTGCCACCGACCCCGGGAGGGTCACCGGCAGCGGAGTCGCCGCGGAGGCTCCTACCAGATTCGTTCCACTAAGGAACCCAATGTACGTGGCCGAGCCCGGCGCTGCCGCACCCGTTGAACTCACGGAAGGGTTCGTGGCCGAGATGCTGCCAGTGATCGGCAGCGGGTTCCCCACGCTTACCCCGACCAGGTTTCCCCCTGAGTTGAACCCCAGGTAGTCCGCGTACACCGGCACCGCCGAGCCCGTCTGGCCCGCCGCGGCATTGCTCCCGCCGCCACCGCCGCCACCGCCCGCCTGGACGTTGACGTTCAGGTTTCCACTCGCGTCTGTGTTCAGTGGCGTGACGCCAAGGGTGCTTGCCTGATAGCCGAACAGCTGCACCGCCGCGGCCCCACCCGAACCGCCCTGTGCCTCGAACTGGCCCGTAAGGTAGTTGTAGTAGTACCCGACCTGGGTCGATGGAACCTGCGGCTGTGAGATCACGGTTTGTGCGCCTCAGCCCCGTGGTGCTTGATCCGCTCCAGGACCTTGGCGCTCGCCAGGAGCATGTCCTCCACGCTCAGCGCGTCGGGGGTGGAAAATACCGCGAGCACCCGTTCTTTGAAAGTATCTGGACGCAGTTCCAGGTCATGTGCGATCGCACGGATGAAGTCTTCCAGGGAGATCGACAACTCCAGGCGGTTAGCATGGTTCTCCCCCTGAACGAGCTTGACCTCCACGTGCGGCTGATGCCAATGTCGGGAGACGACTACGCGGGTTTTGGCGGGCATGGCGGGGCTCCAATGAGGAGGCCCCCTTATACCATGTTGGCCCGGAGTTGTCGCCACATGCCCGCGACGATCATCTGGACGCGCTCCAGGTCGTGCATCTGCGAGTCATCCACCATATTTATGATCTCGTAGCTACCCGAACGCAGCCTCAGAAGCCACGCAAAGCTGCTGCGGGAGTACCGCCACTCGACGTTCGCCAGCTTCAGGACCCCCCGCACATCCTCGGGCAGCTGGTCATGGACCTTAAGTGGAATTGAACTTACGGGTCCGAGGTCAACCGCGGGCGCGGGCTCGACCCGCTGCTGCTTTTTTCGCCATGCCTGCTTTCCCATATTTTTCACGACCGACCTTTGCCGCGATGCCCGCGGCCTGTTCCGGGGATTTGCCCTTGCGTTCCAGTTTAGCCTGGAGCTGTTTGAACTTGCTCATTGTTCTCTACCTCGTAGTTCCTGGGAACTGCCTCGGATCCATGTCCTTGATCTGGACCTCATGGATCGCATTCGCGATTTGAATCCTAGTTGGAACCTTCCCTGGATTGCAAACGATGGCCGCGTGACTATCGGGCCGGCGCGGAAAGTGCTTCGGGTGCTTCAGTTCCACGACCCAGTATGTGTACTTCTCCATGTCCTGGCGTGGCGGCGATCTGAAGCACGTCGCTTCTGCGAGAAGAAGCAAGTCGCGGGCTTGGCGGGATAGGACGTAGCTCATGAAGATAATATATAGGTGATGTCTATATGAGTCAAAAAATTTTAGAAACTATGCGGGCGACACGTGAGGCGGCCCGCGGCCCCCCCTCCCCCCTGTCCGTCCTACCCATCCCCCCCCGGCCTTCGATTTCACATAATGAGTTTTTTATCCCTAGCTTTGCCGCTGCTACCGCATGCACTGCCCGGAGCAAGCGCAAATGCTAGGACAGGTTCATCCTGCTAGTTCGCCAGTCACCTGATTGTACCGCGATGCCGCCACGCTCTAAGCCGGCCGGAATGCGCCTAGGAATAGGATTGCTCCAGCTACGCTCGACAACCGGATAGTTCGCTTCAGGGTTACTGTTGTTAGCCGCAGCCCGTGCTCTCACGCCATGCCTGAGAGTAGCCAGTGCCGGTCAGGTATCCTTCACAGGACCACGTGAGAAAGCTAAACGGGCTTTGTTGTGTTGTTCCTAGAACGTCTGCCGCAGACGTTGCAGGAACAACATAACGGAGAATGTCAAATGCAGATCGTAGTCAAAATCGGTAACCGGTACTTCGCGGTCAAGAAAGACCTAGGCCGCGCCGACCGAATCGCGTCACGGTCCAATATCCGTGGCAACTGGCAGGAGGTGATGACGCATCACAAGACTGCGCGCGTCATGTGCAACACAAGGTAATTGCTCACTGCGGCTCTAACCAGCCGCAGACAGGAATTACTTTCCCAACACAACGGAGCCTATACCATGAAATTTCTTTCAATCGAAGAGTGCAGCAAGGCGATCACCGAAATTCGCGGCAGCGCGAAGGATTTGCAGACGCGAATCCATCTGGTTGCCGTGTCAACACTCGTGCACATCCGCGACACGGGCGACGTGCGCGGCGCACTGCAGCTCGTGCAGGCACTGCCGAATGGCCAGCGTGTGGAAGCTCTCAAAGTCTGGTACACGGCCATGTCGAGCAACAAGCTGACGTTCGGCAAGGACAAGGACACTTCCGAGACGACACTCAAGCTGGCCAAGGACCGTGTCCCGGCACACTTCCTGATCGACGACGCCATTGTCACGGACTATGGCAGCTTTACCAAGGAAGCGAAGCCACGCACGTTCACCGTGGACCAGTTGATAAAGCAACTGGAAGCCAAAGCCAACAACACGGAGCTGAACGAGGACGGCACACCCAAGGTGGAACCGTCCGCGCGGCTGGTCGCCGCGAAGATGGTCCGCAGCTACCGCGACGCAGTGGCTGCTACCCTGCAGTAACTCGCACCAAGCGACAAAGCCCGCCTAGTGTCTACAAAGTTTAGGACACTAGGCGGGCCGCATTTTATTGTCACTACACTCGT